TATTTTTCCTGTATGATTTTTAAAAATTAATCAAAAGGACGGTAAAAATTGAAAATTACAACGAAAAAAGTAAATCTAAGCGAAATCAAATTGAATCCTGATAACCCTCGCACCATATCCAAGAAAGACATGGATTTGCTTGTTAAATCGCTCAAAGAGTTCCCGGAAATGCTTGAGCTGCGGGAAATTGTTGTTGATGAAACAATGACCGTCCTGGGCGGCAATATGCGGACGCTGGCGCTGCGTAAGATCGGGGCAAAGGAAGCCACGGCTAAGATCGTTTCCGGGCTTACGGCGGCGCAGAAGCGGGAATTTGTGATTAAAGACAACGGCTCGATGGGGTCATGGGATATGGACGCCCTCGCAAACGCCTGGGGCGACTTGCCTCTTGTCGATTGGGGCTTGGATTTGCCGGAGGACTGGCTGACACCTCCCCCTGTCGAGGGAACCGCCGATGCTGAACCGCAAATTGATAAGGCCGAAGAACTCAACAAAATATGGCAGGTCAAACCCGGCGACCTCTTTCATATCGGGGAGCATCGGTTACTATGTGGCGACTCTACGAAACAAGAGGACGTGGAGCGGGTTATGGGGGGGGGCAAGGCTGATATGGTGTTCACTGACCCTCCTTACGGTGTGTCTTATGCTGATAAAAACAAATATCTCAATGCGATTGCCCGGGGCAATCGCATTCAAACACCGATAGAGAACGATCACAAAAATATAACCGAACTTGCCGAAGATATTATTTATCCCGCCTTTTGTAGAATTAAAGATATTCTTGCTGAACGGTCAAGCTATTATATAACTGCTCCACAAGGCGGCGATTTATTGATGATGATGATGATGATGCAAAAAGCGGGTTTAATCTTGCGTCACATGATAATCTGGGTAAAAAATAATCATGTGCTTGGAAGGACTGATTATAATTATAAGCACGAACCTATTCTTTTTGGATGGGTTAATGTCCACGATTTTTACGGCATGGGTGAACACAAATTCTCTGTGTGGGAGATAGATAAACCTCTCAAATCCAATCTTCATCCGACAATGAAGCCTGTTGAACTAATTAATAATGCAATAAAAAACAGTTGTCCCACAAATGGTATTGTGGCTGATTTATTCGGCGGCAGTGGGTCATCAATGGTAGCTTCTGAAAATACAGATCGTAAATGTCGAATGGTTGAAATCAGCCCCGACTATTGTGCCGTCATACTTCAAAGAATGCACGACGCGTTTCCAGAAATTGAAATAAAGAGGATTGAGTAATGGCTCGTGGCGGTTTTCGCCCAGGATCAGGGCGACCCAAAGGAACGATAAAAAAGCCCCCCGTAAAGGCGGCGGCGCTCCCGTTTGTGTCGAAGGCTGAAGAGCTGGCGGTCTTTTACAAGGGGATGCTTGAACGGGCCGCGCAGGGGAAGAAACCAACCGAAGCTGAAAAGCAGCAAATGCAGAAGCTGGCGGCGGAACTGGCGAAAACCTACGAGACAGGAGGTGAGAATGAAGGCAATCTGGTTGAAGAATTGCTGCCCTTGGATTTTATGCTGCGGCTTATGAATGACGCGGGGGTTGACAGGGAAACGAGGTTGAGGGCTGCTTCTTTGGCCGCTCCTTATGTTCATGTGCGAGCTGGTGAAGGTAAAGATAAAGGCAAGAAGAAAGATAGGGAAGATAAGGCTAAACAAGCGGGAGCGGGTAAATTTGCACCGGGAGTAGCACCGTTGAAGATGGTAAAATAAAAAATATAAAAGGATGATTAATGCCAGCAACTGCAGATGAAACACCTAAAGCATCTTTTTTAATAAATTTAGATAAGGTAATAAGGGAATTTGAAGATATGACTGGTGTAGAAATTTTATTAATAAGAATAAATCGTGTTCCTATTGATGCACATGGATTAATAACAGAGAAAACAACCCCATTTGAGTATGATCTGGAATTAAGATGAAAGGAGAATCAAAAGTTATAGAAAAAGGAGATGTGGTTAGAAGGAAGGATGAAGTTGATAAGGAAATAACAATTTTATGAACTACTCTACTGCTTGTCCAGATTGGCAACGCCGCATTCTCGGCGGTGAATCCATTATCCCTCCGCCCCTCTTTCATGATGAGGCTGAAGCGTCGTTGTCTGTCATGCGTGAACTTCGCCTTGTGGATGTTTTAGGTCGTCCAACTTTGGGAGAAGCGGCCCGCCCATGGTTAATGGACTTCGCCGCGTCCATATTCGGGGCTTATGACTGTAATTCGGGGCGGCGGCTGATTTCAGAGTTCTTTTTGTTAGTTTCTAAAAAAAATAGCAAATCCACAACGGCAGCCTCTATCGTGCTTACGTCTCTGATAAGAAACTGGCGCGACTCCGCCGAATTCCTGATCCTTGCCCCTACTGTCGAGATCGCCAACAATTCATTTTACCCGGCCCGCGACATGGTGAACGCCGATGAAGAGCTTTCCGACCTGATGCACGTTCAGGATCACTTACGGCAAATCACACACAGAAACACCGGGGCCATGCTGAAAGTCGTCGCCGCTGATAATGAGACTGTGGGCGGCAAGAAAGCTACCGGGATCTTACTTGATGAATGCTGGCTTTTTGGTAAGCGTGCCAATGCCGAAAATATGCTCCGTGAAGCTTGTGGTGGTCTTGCTTCTCGTCCCGAAGGCTTTGTTATCTGGCTTACCACGCAATCAGACGAAGCACCGTCCGGGGTGTTTGCTCAGAAGTTAGAATATGCCCGTGGGGTTCGTGATGGCCGTATTGAAGATAATAGCTTCCTCCCTATTCTTTACGAATTCCCTGATTCAATCCTGAAAGACAAGCTTTATATGGATCCTAAATATTGGTTTGTAACTAACCCTAATCTTGGGGCTTCAGTCGATGAAACATTTTTAATCCGTGAGTTTAAGAAGGCTGAAGATGCCGGTGCAGAATCTATGCAGGGGTTTTTATCCAAACATCTCAACGTGCAGATGGCTTTGTCTCTTAAGTCTCAGCGTTGGGCCGGTGCTGACTTCTGGGAGGATGCAGCCGGGAAAGTAACCCTTGAGACAATCCTTGTACGTTCGGAAGTTATAGAAGTTGGCATAGACGGTGGCGGCCTTGATGACCTTTTGGGTTTGTCTGTTCTTGGCCGTGATGCTGAGAACGGTAACTGGCTTCTCTATGTCCATGCCTGGTGCAATCCGATAGCTCTTGACCGTAGAAAGTCCGAAGTGTCAAAATATAGAGATTTTGAGGAGGCGGGCGATTTAACCATTGTCGATGAAATAGGACAGGACATACAGGAGCTTGGTAATATTATTAGACGTATAGACGCTTCTGGACTACTTGATAGGGTGGGCGTAGATCAGGCCGGAATAGGTGCAATAGTTGATGAACTCGAAGCGGGGGACGAAAACGGCAAGGGCGGCATTGAGCATGACCGGATTGTCGGAATACCTCAGGGTTGGAGGCTTAACGGTGCAATCAAGACACTTGAGCGCAAAGTTGCAGAAAAGACCCTTGTTCATGGCGGTCAGCCTCTTATGGCATGGTGTGTCGGCAACGCAAGAGTTGAACCCAGAGGCAACGCAATCAGCATAACCAAACAGGCAAGCGGGATAGGCAAAATTGATCCGTTAATGGCTACTTTCAATTGTGTGGCATTAATGGCTATGAACCCGGAAGCGAAGAATAAAAAATCTGCTTATGATGGATTGACGAAAGAACAAATAATTGAAAGAATGATAATGTAAGGAGGAAATATGCCAGCAATATATACTTGTGATAAATGCGGAAAAAGTCCAGCCGATGAAGATAAGGAGGTTCATTGAACCAATTGCCCAATAAAGAGCTCTTAAGACCGGATGAAGTGGCAAGGGCGCTAAGTACAAAGCGTTGCACCCCTGCCGAAGTAGCGCAAAGGTTTAAAATGAGCCGTTCCACTATTTATCGTTATATTGATTTGGGCTGGCTTAAAAGTAAAAAGATCGGCCCCCGAAGAATGCTTATTGCTGAAGAAGATATTGAACAATTTATCGAAAAGTGGAATAATGAAGGGTAAACAATGATTATTAAGATAGAAATTGATACAGATTTATACGATGTTAATCTTCTTGACAAGAAAACAAAGACGGTCTGGGTGTTGTCTCCTGACCCGGAAATGGACGGAACTATTATTATTCCCGGTGGACGTATGGAAAAAGCAAAACATTTACTATGTGAAAAGTGCCAAACAAACAGATCACAACATGAAGTAGGTAAAAGACATTTATGCTGTGAATGTTATGTAAAAGAAGGGAATATTCCTTTTGACTGGCATAGACTATGCATGGAAACATACGAGAAAATAAAAAAATAGACCCCTTTCATTTTATTTCCAATAAGTATATTTAAGCACATTCAATCGTTAGACAATCCCCTATAAATCTGTAATACTCCCTATATAAGCATATGTTCAAAACCTTTCCGGGAGGTTATGGCAATAAAAAATAAAATTATCAATATTCTATCAAAGTTTCACAATCAAATAGGGAAAAAGGAGGTCTTTCTTCTTGGTGGCCTTGTCATGCTTGGCTATGGTCTCTATCTGTTCTCTCCCTCGGTTTCATTCTCGGTTTGTGGCGTTCTTCTTATGGCCTTTGGCTATTTCATAGAGGGCTAAATGGGCTTTCTTTCATCAATAAGACCTAAAAATTTAAGTAGTTCTGAAGAACTATATCGTCAAATTCAATGGGCTTTTGGCACTGGTGTTGATACATCAAGCGGGATAACCGTAAATAGCACGACAGCACTAAGGTTAATAACAGTTCAAAAATGTATCCGTGTAAGAACTGCAACAATGGCTTCTTTGCCTTGTCATATTATTGAACAAAAAGGGGAAATGAAAGACAAGGCTGAAGATTTTTATTTATATGAAAAACTTCTTAATCAACCTAACTCTTGGATGACCTCAGCTTTGTTTTGGGCTATGGTAGAGGCTTATGTTTGTTTAAGAGGTAATTTCATTGCCTACAAGATGGGTTTACCTGGCAGGCCTATTCTTGAACTCATACCGATTAGTTGGGATAGAGTTAATAGAGTTGAGCAAAATGATGATTACTCAATTACTTATGAGATTCAGTTAAAAAAAGGACAATTAATAACCTTATCACAAGATCAGGTTATGCATATAAGAGGGCTTTTAACTCTTGATGGTTTTACGGGTGTAAACCCTATCCAATATTCAAGAGAAACAATAGGGCTTGGTCTTGCAAGTGAAAAATTTCTTACAAATTATTTCGGTAGAGGGTTACAGCCTGGAGCAGTAGTAAAACATCCGATGTCCTTAAGTGCTATAGGCAACTCAAACTTAAAAGAAGCATTAAAAGAGAAATATGAAGCACTTAAAACAGATCAGAACTTTATGCTGCTTGACGAAGGCATGGATATAACTTTTCCGACAATAAAACTCGTTGATGCTCAATACCTTGAAATAATGAAAATGAATGAAGCTGATATTTGCGGTCTTTTTCGTGTTCCTCTCATGCTCATTCAATCCGGCGACAAGACCCCGACTTATGCAAGTGCTGAACAGTTTATGATTAATTATTCAACAATGGGCGTGGCTCCTGATTGTAGAAATTATGAACAATCAATCAGGAAAGACCTCCTTACCGATGAAGAAAAGAAAAGATATTACGCAAAATTTGAAATGCGTGGGCTTATGCGAGGGGCTTTCAAAGATCAGATGGAAGGCTTTGCAACGGCCATTGAAGAAGAAATAATGAATCCTAATGAATGTAGACGTGCATTAGATATGAACCCTTATAAAGGCGGCGAAGTTTATAAAAATAGAAAAACGTCTAAGGCCGTTGAAACAAGCAGTAATAAGGGGGTGCAAAAGTGAAAGAAATCATCTTAACTCAAGGTAAGATGGCGTTGGTAGATGATGAAGATTTTCAATATCTTACAGCGTTTAAATGGTGGGCGCAAAAGCAACCTAACACATATTACACAGGTAGAATGATTAATCTTGAGAATGGCAAAAGAAAACTGTTAATGATGCACCATGTTATCATGGGAACCACTCCCGAAGGGAAAGAAATAGATCATATTGATGGCAATGGATTAAACAACCAGAGGAGTAATTTAAGATTTGTTACGCGCAGGCAAAACCAGCAGAACGCTGTTAATTCAAAAGTCAAAAGAACATCTAAATATCCGGGCGTTTCCTACGATTCAAGAAGGAATAAATGGAAGGCATATATAAAAATCAACAATTACCACAAGGATATAGGCCGGTTTAACACGGAAATAGACGCTTTTAATGCTTATCGAAATGCCGTTGAATCCATTGGGGATAAAGTTCTTATGGAGGTTGCGGCATGAAACTATCATATAGGACAGATCAAAACGCAAAAGCAATAGCAGCATCTTGGGGAAAGGCGATTGATAACAAAGAAGCGTATCAAATAAAAGCACTTTCCGATGATGAAACAGAGCTTTTTGTATTCGATATTTTGGGCTTTCCCTTCAACGACATAAACGCTATGATTCGGGATATATCAGGTATTAAGTCAAACAATCTTTTAGTCCGGTTAAACAGTCCGGGTGGCGACATTATAGATACCTTTGCACTTTATCAGGCACTTAAAAACCATGAATCGAAGGTAACAGTAAGAATTGAATCACTGGCGGCAAGTGCAGCAAGTGTTCTGGCTATGGCTGGCAAGGAAATTCAAGCATACCAGTCAAGCCTTATGATGATTCACAATAGTTGGGTTGTCGCCGTAGGCAATCGTTTTGATTTGCAGGATACAGCCGATATTTTAGAGAAAATTGATACCAACATGCAGGATATCTACACAGCTAAGACAAAAATAGGAAAAAGAGAGATGTCCGACATGTTGAAAAGCGAAACTTGGTTAAATGCCAAAGAGATGAAAGACAAGGGGTTCATAGACACCATCTTAGAATCAGGTAAACCGGCCAAAGCAGCCTTTGACCTTTCCATATTTGCAAACTACCCGGAATGTTTAACCAGGAATATCGATAATCATCACGAACCAACAGAAAGAGAAATAGAGAAAGCCTTACGGGATGTGGGTGTCTCTCAAAATAAAGCCAAAGCCATGATTGCGGGAAGCAAGAAGGCTGAAGGCTTGGCAACAGAAGAAATTAAGATGATATGTAAAGAATTTTTAAACTCACAAAGGAGGTTTTAACATGGAAGAATTAAAACGGCTCATTCAGGATTATGGGCGTACATTTGAGGCTTATAAGACTGAAAATGACAAGGCAATTAAAGAAATGCAGACAAAAGGAATAATCGACCCTGTTCTTGCTGAAAAGGTGGAGAAGATCAATACAGCACTTGTAGATATGTCTACTATGAAAACACAGCTTGAGGCCATTGAAACGGCTATTGCACGTTCACAGTTTCCTGGTGGAGCAAATTCACAGGAAGGAAAGGCAGTTGCAGAACATGCCAAAGCATTTAAAAACTGGATGAAGACAGGCGTTGATACAGGCTTAAGGGAATTAGAAGTAAAGGCTGAAATGTCCACACTATCTGATCCGGATGGAGGGTTTTTGACGTCTGATCCTGTCAAAGGCAAGATGAGAGAAGTATTAAGCCTACAGTCAAGAATGAGGGAGCTGGCAAATATCCAAACTATTTCATCTGATGAATATAAAACCCTCGTAGATCAGCTTGGTGAAAGCTCTGAAGATGTAACAGAGAAGGGGACAAGATCCACTACTGATACGCCGACCTTTAGAGAAGTATCAATCTTTGTAAAAGAAATGTCGGCAAAGCCGAAGGTTACACAGACAATGTTGGATGACCCTGCTTTTGATACTGAATCTTTTGTTGGTAAATTTCTCGGAAGAACTTTTGCAGCACGTGAAGGTACTTGGTTCTGGGAAGGGGATGGCGTAAAACAGGCAAAGGGCATTAACACATATCCCAAAATTGCCAATGCATCTTACACTTGGGGCAAGGTTGGTTATGTTTTTTCAGGTCATGCAACATTGTTGAATAAAGCCGATACCCTGTTTGAACTGCAACATGCACTTAAAGCCGGTTATCGTGCCGGTGCAAAGTTCATGATGAATGACAATACAGTGCTTGCAATTCGTAAATTAAAAGATGGTGAAGGTAATTATTTATGGAGACCGGGATTGCAAGAAAATACTCCTGATACCTTGCTTGGTAAACCTATCGCCATTGATGATTATGTCGATGACATAGGCGCAGGCACATATCCAATATGGTTCGCAAATTGGACGGAGGCTTACACCATTGTAGACCGTTTCGGAGTCAGGATGCTCAGGGATCCTTATAGTTCAAAACCATATGTTGAATTTTACACAACAAAGAAAACAGGCGGCGGCATTGTGATGTATGAAGCCATTAAATGTTTGAAAATTCACACAAGTTAATTGAGGAGGTAAATAAATATGAAAGATTTACACAATAACATTGAAGTAGTTTCATTGCTTGATCCTATTACTGTTACTACCACACAGACTATCACAGATATAGACCTTGCCGGGTGGGAATCATCAGAACTTATATTCTCTTTCGGCCTTGATGAAGGCTCCGGCCTTTCTGATTCACACCAGATAGCCTTTGTTCTTTCTGATAGTCCGGACGGAACGAACTACACGGCGGTTGAGGACGCTGACATGCTCGGCGTTGAGGATATTACCGCTGGAAACATCCTTGAGATCGACGACACCGACAAAGACAACACTGTGTATCATTTCGGCTATGTCGGAGGACAGAGATATTTACAGATTGTCGGTACAGTAACCGGCACGATTTCTATGCCTATTGGAATTACTTTAATTAAAGGACACGGGCAGGATAAACCGGCTATTTAAGGAGGCAACATGAAAAAATATAAATATCTACTTTTAATTGTTTTTATTTGTCTTGCGGCCACTGTTATATGGGCCGCAGATGGCACATACACAACAGGTTTTTATATTCAGCAGGGTGGGGATAGGGCTGTTGTAGCTTCCGGTGGTTCCCTTGATGTTGAAAGTGGCGGAGAAATTGATATTGAATCCGGTGGTTCCCTTAAAATTGCCGGTACAGCAACTTTTACTGGAACAATAGCATCCACAGCTACACATTCAGGGGGTACATATACCGGCTCAACATTAACATCTCCTGCTATAGCCTTTGGCGTAGCATCAAAAGTATTCTCAGCCGGTGAAGATTGGACATTATCAGCATCGGAGGCAACAGCCGTATTGCTTACTCTTGCTTCTGGCTCCGATACACCTTCGATCATTGACGCTTCCAGCACAGCAGGGGCTTTAAAGATTGTCCGTAATGCATCAAATGTGTCTGTAACGCTGAAAGTGAGCGGACAGACAGGGGTTGCAGTGGCAAGCGGTAAAACAGCAATTCTGATTAACAACGGCACTGATTATATTCGTGTAACAGCGGACGCAACGCACTAAACGATATGGGGGGAGTAAAATCCCCCCTATCAAAAGGATAACATGACCAAAGCGGCACACATAACAGCACTTGCAGGATTGATTATAATCCCCTTGTATGTCCTTGCAAGCGTAGTCCATCAAGGGCATGTCAATATGATGATGCTGGCGTGCTTTGTCGGCCTGTCTCTTTCTTTACCAAATAAATGGCTATCTGGATTCGGGCTTTACATCTCTGTGTGGTGGCTTACAGTCTACTTGATGGTGTTTTCAGGCATGTTAGACATTGTATTTAATGCAGTAACCATAGATGCAGCATTATTTCTTATATTTGCATCAGTTATTTTCCTTGCCGTGTATCACAGTAAATACAGCAATAATACATGGTTTAATATCATCTGTATATCTGCACTTATCCAATGTGCAATAGGCATCCTGCAATATTTCAATCTTGATCTTGTATCATGGGGATTATCACATTTTGTCAAAGTGGAGGGAGACTTCCCTTTTAACATCCCATGTGGCACGCTCGGAAACCCTAACTTCCTCGGGGCTTATGTGGCGATAGCAACACCTTTATTTATCCGTGATAAGTGGTTTTGGTTTATCCCTGTTCTATTTTTTACTCTTTATATTGCTCATACATCCATGGCTGTAGTGGCTGTAGTGATAGGCTTATCATATTTTATAGGTGGCTGGAGGCTTGTGGTGGTATCTTCCCTTTGTATCATCCTATACGCAACTCTGGTTAATCCTCATGATGGTTTCGGTAATGAACGTGTGGGGATGTGGATAGACGGCATACAGAAGATAACTCATTCATGGGAATCAATCCTGTTCGGGTTCGGACCGGGCATACAGTGGAAGGCCGGAGATCAACTCCATAACGAATATTTAATGACTGTCTGGAACTACGGGTTAATAGGCCTAACATTCCTAATAGGGTTCATTGTTACTATACATAGACAAAACAGGTGGTTGTTTACAGCTTTTATTATCCTCTGTGTAGATATGATAGGCAACCATGCCTTACATACTACCCCTACGGCACTTTTGGCGGTGGTGATAATTGTATTGATAGAAAGGGAACGGAATGAAAAACAAAGAGCATAACGACAGGCTTTGGCTAACCCTATCATTTCTTACTGTGTTTATTGCAGCAGCAGGAACGGTAGCCGGTTATATTTACCTGTTGTCAATAATTTATGGGGGTACATAGTGAAAAAATATATATGGATATCTATTATTTTGGCGGTGCTTATACCTTGTCTTTTACTGGCGACAGGGACGGTGACACAAACATATACACCTATTTATAGCAGTGAGGGCAATACAAACCTTGCTACATTAACCATGGTCTTAACCTCGGATGCTTCAGGCAATGCAAGCGGGGAAACAAACATGACTATTACAGACCAAATTGCAGGGAAGTATATTGTTACTGTTACAACAAACCCTGATAACACGAATGCTCCCACGGCAAGCTATGATATTACCATTACAGATGAAGACGGAATTGATGTTATGGGCGGTGCGTTGCAAGACCGGAGCGCAACAGCTTCAGAACAAACCGTTCCGGCGTTACTATCTGGCGTATACCTACCAAGACCTATAACAGGTACATTAACAGCGAATATGACCAGTGCAGGAAGCGGTAAAACATCAACCATGACAATCATAATGGAGAGGTGATGCTAACCATCAACAGGGGCGACCAAAAATAATCAAGGCCACTGTCTGGATTGAGCATCTTCAAAAGTGGGCTGTTAACATGGAGTATGAACCAGACCTAACAGGGATTGAAGTGGTGGATAGTGTAGAACCAGAAGAAATGGAGGAAAGGGGGTAAGGCATGGCAAACGGTTTTATTGTGGTGGAAAGAGAGGACTGGGAAAGAGCTACGAAGGAAGACCGTGATTTGATGGTTTATAACACTCTTAAAAGCATAAATGACCGTATTGCCAAGCTGGAAAAACAGGTAATGTTCCGAACAGCACTTAATTTTTTTGGTTGTGTATCCGGTGGTGCATTGGGAATGTTTGCTATCCATTTATGTAGAATTAAGCCGTTTTGAGGCAAACATGAAAGTTATCCTTATCCGGTGCAGATGTGGCAAGGTAAAACGCTATGGTGAGTGGATAAGACCTGTTGGGAAGGATTTGGAATTAATAGAGCAGAACTACAATAACATAACGTGGCAATATGAGCAATGTGATGTATGCAGGAAGAGGAAAGAAAATGACACTTAAAGAACTCCTTATTAAGCATGAAGGCAAACGGTACAAACCTTATAAGTGTAGTGCCGGACACTGGACAATAGGCATAGGCCATAATATTGATGCAAAAGGCTTACCCGTTGATATACAGGCGTATCTAACACAATACGGGAAAATCACTGATGCGATGATAGATATTCTCTATGAACAGGACGTGAATCAAGCCATTGAAGATTGTTTGAAGTTATACAAGGGATTCGAGAACTTCACAAAGAACCGTAAGAAAGCCCTTATCGACTTTCTGTTTAATCTCGGATTCAGCAAGACGAGGAAATTTGTTAAGGCTAATCAGGCGATAAATGAGGGCCGTTTTGATGATGCAGGATACGAAATGAAAGACTCTCTTTGGTATCATCAAGTTGGAGACCGGGCAGACGAAGTAATAGAAATGCTGGTGAATGGATAATAAAAATAAAGAGGTGAATATATGAACTGGGGAGACGTAGTAAACACTATTTTATGTAATTTTGCAATTCCGGTAATGACGGCTTTTGTGCTTGGGTTAATAGGCGTAGCAATCGCAACACTCAAGAAAAAGTGGGGGCTTGAACTATCAGAACAGACCGAAACGGCAATCAAGAGCGCAGCTAAGGTGGCTGTCCTTGCAATGGAAGAGAAAGCGGCTGCTTATGCCGTGAATCAGACAGGGAAGATAACCGGTGCTGAGAAGTTTGCAACCGTTGTGAATGAAATTATAGGTAAGTTCCCTACACTTACAGAGAAACAGGCCGAAAAGTATGCCAATGCCGCCATTGCTGTTCTACCAGGCATAGGTGCAACAGGTGAAAGTAAGGGGGCTATGTGAGCATTTATGCTGTTCTTGCCATTGTGGCAATCATAGCAGGCTTACTTGTATGGGGTGGGCTTGCAGTCTATAAGGCAGGTAAAAGGAAGGGTGCATCCAATGCGATTAATGAATATAAAAATAAAGCAGCTTCTACTGTTGAGCGCATTAATAATCATACTGATGACGGCTTCAGCGTGCGAGACAACAAGACCGATTGGGGCGACTTGTCCGATACTTGAATATGGGTGGAGTCCGGTTAAACAGATGATGATAAACGGGAAAATGGAGCAGGTGAAATGTATGACAATAGAAGACGCTGAAAGATTAAGGGTATGGATGATAACAGTGCAGGAGATGAATTAATGAAGGCATCCCTTTACGCCGCTCCAACCATTGAACCTATCACGCTTAACCAGCTTAAACTTCACTTGCGTAGTGATTCACAGGCACTGTCTGAAAACATTGTCTTGAACACTTCAATAGCCGCTGGTTCACATCCCGTAGTGACTGCCTACACTTTGAAGGGTGCAGGGGTGAACGTCCTCGGTAAAAGGGCTGTGGTGTTCCTTCAGCCGGTTAATAATGGTACAGGTGGAACAGTAGACGTAAAGATTCAAGAAAGTGATACAGATGTTGACGCTACTTATGCAGATTGGACAGGGGGGGCATTCACACAGGTTACAGAAGCGAATGATACTGTAATACAGGAAAAGGAATATACAGGAGTAAAGGGCTACATAAGGGTTATAGCTAAAACTCTTGTTGCTGATTGTGGGTTCGGCGTGTCAATCATGGTTGATTCAGGAAATACGGCTGAAGATAATTTATTGACAGATTTAATTCAGGCGGCCCGTGAACTCGTTGAAGATATAACAGGGCGGGCCTTATTTACTCAGACATGGGACTATTACCTTAACGAGTTCCCTGATAAGGATTATATCAAGCTCCCTTTCGGGAATCTTCAATCTGTTTCATCTGTCAAATATAAGGATTCGGATGGAGTAGAAACTACGTTAACAGAGAACACGGATTACATTGTTGAGACAAACGGCGAAGGAGCAGGACGGATTGTGTTGCCATATGGTAAAAGCTGGCCCACGTTTACTGCATGGCCTTCTAATCCTGTTACTGTCAGGTTTGTATGTGGTTGGACAACAGCAGCTAATTTGCCAAGTAAGATAAGAACAGCAATCAAGATGATATGCACTGATTTATACGAGAACAGGGAGGGTCAGACGCTCGGCAATCCTAACACGATGGCATATCAGGAGAACAAGATAGTTCAGAGATTATTATACTCGCTAAGGCTGTGGGATGAATACTAAGATTGGAGATTACAGGCATAGAATTGAAATTCAAGCACCTGTACGTACGAGTGATGGTAAGGGCGGCTTTACTACTGTCTATACTACTATTGCAACTGTGTGGGCTAAAATTACGCCTGTTGCAAGCTCAGAGAGGCTTGAAGCTAAGCAGCTTAATAGTGAGATCACTCACAGGGTTAATTGTCGTTACAGGACAAAGTTTAATCCTTCATGGCGCATTAAGTATGGCTTGAGGTACTTTTCAATCGTGGGCGTGATGAATGTTAAAGAGGCGAACGCAGAATTACAGATGGTTGTCAAGGAGAGCGCATGAAAGTACGAATAGTAAATACAACCGGATTAGGCAGAAATACGGAAGTAACGGACGCAGACACAGGAGAGCACATACCTGGTTGCAGAGAGGCAAATATTCATTGTGTAAATAACAGCCTGGTAACGGTTGAATTGACCTTTGTCATTCCTAAAATTGACGTTTTCGGGATAGCTCGGTTGAGCGAGGAAACAAAGAAAGGACTTCATGAACTCAGGGCACTACTTGAACGGATTGACGATATGGAAAAGGCACAAAGGAAACCGGCTTGATAAACCTCTTAACCGCTATCTATTCTAAACTTTCCGGTTCTACATTGTTTAATGATGTGGGCGGTAGGGTATTCACAGATCAGGCCCCGGAAGGGACTGAATTCCCTTACATTGTGCTGTCTATTATTTCAAATGTGCCAGACAATACCTTCACGGAAGACTACGAAGACACTCTGATTCAGTTTTCTATTTTCTCAATCTCTGAGAGTTTGACAGAGATATCGAATATATACGCTGACATGAAAACCTTGTTTGATGAATGTTCCATGACAATTACAAGCAACACATTAATTTACATGAAAAGAGAGAATCTTGTAACTACCATTGAAGACTTTGTTGAAAACGGCGTAACGGTAGGGTGTAGGCATTGGTCGGTAGACTATTCAATTTATATGGAGGCAAGTTAAAGAATGAAAAATAAAAATGCAGTAGCAGTACAAAATCTTATCAGGCTACTTCCCTTGGAAACTCTAAAGGATGAAGAGATTGTCTTAAACCTGATAAGAGCTTTTGGGATTGTGCAATGGGGAACTCCTGTATTCGGGGAGGATGAACAGTGGAAGAATACAAGCGGTGATATGGCGGGTATTTATCAGACGCCGGGACAGTTGGCAAAAGCACTTATCTATCTGTCGCAGTTCAAGATTCAGTCTTACTGTGAAGTGGGCGTGTTCCAGGGAGGTAATTTCCTGTTTGTGTCAGAATATCTCAAGCGGTTTAACCCTGATATCCAATGTACGGGTGTGGATCCTTCAGACTATCTGAACCCTGAAATAAGATCCATGATAGAGCAATCAGGTTTTATGAAATTCTTTGCAGGCACAAGTGAAACAATAGGTAATGAAAATTCCTTTGATCTTGTTTTCCTTGACGGAGATCATTCGGATGGATGGATAACAAAAGATTATAACAACCTCGGTAAACAGGCAAAGATATGTATGATGCATGACATTCAGGAAACATCTTGTCCTGATGTGGTGGCGTTCTGGGAAAGGTTGAAAAGCACTGTCAAGAAGAAGATAGTGAAGGAGTTCCTTGAACATAAAGCATCTGTGCCTTTACAGGGCATAGGGATTATACATGGAAAGGGGGCTGAATGAATCTGCATGTTGTAACGGCATTTGGAAGGGTACACCTCCTTGAGACGCTTATTAAACATTATGAACCCATGAATATTATATGGCATCCCGTTATTTTTGATAACGAAACGCAAGATATTAAATGGCCTTCAAAATCATGGGTACAGCCTTATGTAATCCCTTTTGATGAAGGGGTTACGAATTTCATAGACATTGGGTATCACAAGAAAAATGCTTTTATCCAAAGCGGGCTTGTGGTGGATGATGACTATTATTGCATACTTGATGACGATGACATGGTTGAAGAGGGTGTATTTGAGAAGATTAAGACCATGGGTGATGATGCAATATTTATATCTCTGAAACGTGGGGATAATATACCGGACAATGTTTCACCAATACGGCGTTATCCTACTAATACACTTGTAGCAACACCAGATAATGTTGTGCTGGGTAGCATAAGTCAACAGCAATATATTGTTAAGGGGTACATATTTAAACAGATCAGGCTTGATGTAAATGACCATTATTCAGATGGTAAATCGGCTATATGGATTAAGGATCATTACCCGGTTAGATATGAACCTGATTTATACGCACTGTTCAACTATTTTGAGCCGGGGCGTTGGGACAAAAAACCTAAAAAGTTTTCTTTCGGGTGTAACATCAATGATGTTTACAGGTTTAATACTGTGTTGAGAAAGTCTGATTTACCGGGTGAATTACATTATTACATAAATCCTGAATCGGCAACAAAAGGGTTGAATAGACTGCTTGATCTTATTGAAGCTGAAGGGTCCGAAGTGGCCGTGTTAACTCACCAAGATATGTATTACCGTAATGGGTGGCTTGAGAAAGTAAAAGATCAGCTTGCTTTATTGCCTGACAACTGGATTGTAGCGGGGATTATAGGCAAGGACATGCAGGGACGTTTATGTGGCAAGTTACACGACATGAGAATAGTTGACGTTATCAATACAGGGGACATACACACATTTCCACAGGCCGCATCTTGTTTTGATGAATGCTGCATAATCGTAAACATGAAGAGCGGATTCAGGTTCGATGAAAGCCTTGACGGTTTTGATTTATACGGGACATTATGTTGCCTTCAGGCTTGGGAAATGGGCGGTACATCATGGATAATAGATGCATTTGCTGAACATTATTGTATGAGGCCGTTCTCATGGTTTCCTGATGATGATTTTAAGGCAAGGTACAAGAAATTATATGCCAGATATGCTGAAAAGTTCACAGCTCCAGATTCAACGGTGTTTGTGAGTAAGCCAAAAAATTGAAACAGGAGATAGAACATGGCTGAGAGCATTTTTGATATGCAAGATAGCAAATATGGACTTGATTTGCTATCCGACTTAAATTATGCAACAAAGGAAAGAGGGTTACACGTCCTTAATACAAGGATAGATAGCATGTCATTTACAGGCCCGGTAAAAAATCCCGTTCCTTTCATGTATCAATCAAAAATATCCGCAGAGGATATGCTTAAAAGCCGGAAGCGGTCATTGAAACAGAAGATAGAAGCGGTCATTGAAAGGTTCCTGTATTGGCTGTTAGACAAACTGGAAAGAGAAGATTGACGAAGCGTAATTAAAAATCAGGGTTCTTCCTTAATCCCGGCCAGGATAGGGAAAGCGACAAAGAATAAATGAGAGGGCAATTACGGTGCCGTAATCACTGTGGTTGCCCTCTTTTTTATTGCCCTGAATGAAAACAAAGGAGGTAGCAATTATGGCAGCGATAAACGGAAAGGGTGGAAAAGTGATGCTTGGCAGCGTAACAATAGCCAACATTAAGGAATGGTCTATAAGTGGTTTCACCATGGGAACACTTGAAACAACAGCATTCGGAACAACTATTAAAACATTTATTCCGGACGACACAGGCGACCCCGGAACAATTTCATTTTCCGGTAATTATGACCCTGCCGACAGCACAGGACAGTTGGCTATTGATGCTCTTTGTGTTGCCGGTACAGCATCGACAGACCTGTATCTCTATGCGAATGCAGGCACTATGTGGCGTGTAGGTACGGGGGGCAGCATAATCACAACAAAGGGCAAGGCTGTTACTATGTCCCGAAGTGGTCTTGGTACAGTGTCTTATGAGGGTAAGGTATCAGGCGCAGCAATGGAACAGGTTGGAACTGGTTCATAATAAAAAGTGAAAAGGAGAAAGTGATTTATGATTTTTGATTTGGAACAGTGCAACAAGGGTGAATGGTTTCCGTTCTTTGAAAGCCGTATAAATGAAAAAGGCAAAGTCGAATACGATGATCCTAAACCGGATGCAGGCAGGGTGTGCATTCGCAGTATATCATCTTTCCTGCAAGAACGAATCGGCGAAAGAAAAAGGAAATATGAATTTGTTTTCAATCCCGAAACAAGAGCCATGGAGCGGGTTGGATATTATGACGAAATACCGCCTGCACAGGCGAAAAAAGAAAGTGATGACGTTTGGGAGTATGCAATTACCGGCCTTGAAAACTTTACGGATAAATCAGGAAAGCCTATCGAATGCACCCGTGAGAACATTATCAAGTTAATGTCCATACCCATGTTTGACAGGTTTGTAGGCAGGTGCTTGCAGTTATTAAGTAATGCAAATGTTGTTGCTAAAGATGAGGCTGATGCAAATTTAAATCTTGGGTAAGTTGGGTTGACGAGTACGCTCCAACTTGCCCCGAATGTCAAGAAATGTATGCCAATAGGATACCCCCGGCGAGTCCTCCTTGTGATACTTGCCGGGTAATTCTACTTGAAGAGAACGAAGAGGATGCAGAGGTATTTATGTTGACCCGTGGACAGATAATAACAGCAGGACAGGATAATAGACCAGTTGACATTAACCTTTTGTCTGTCAAGGCCATCATAGATATGGAAAGGCATCAAAGACAGCAGTTGCTACGGATACAGAACATCTGGCATCATTTTAACAAACAGGGGGATTAATGAAAATTGAATGGAATCCCGAAAAGGTAACGGAAGAGATTGAAAAACAGGCTATGGCTAAGCTGGAATTGTGCGGCGAAATCGTGGCAGCAAAGGCAAGAATTAAAGTACCAAAGAGGACACGTGCGTTGGAGAAAACTATCCGTGTGGTGCGTCTCAAGGGTGATCCTAAACTGGATGTCCGTATATATGCTGGCAACAACAAGAAGCGTAAAGAAGGCGGGGTGTATTATGCTGGTTGGGTAGAACGTGGAACGGTAAATATGAAGAAACAACCATTTCTACGCCCGGCCCTGAATGAATCTAAGGGTGTAATCAAAACTATTATGGGGATTAAATAATGGCTACTAATCTCGGTAATCTCTATGTAGATTTAAAACTTAACGATCAGGTTTATAAACAACAACTCAAGGAAGTTCTTGTATCTACCGAAACTACAGCTAAAGGTCTTGACCAATCATGGAAGGCATTAGGAGTTAAAACAGATGCCTACTATGATGAACAAAGAAGGACCGCAGAGAATGCTTATACCCTGATTCTTAAATCTGGACAATATACAACTAATGAATTAGTCCGGGCCGAAGAATCCAAAAGGGCGAAGATAATCGCTATCAACAATCAACAGAATGCGGCTATTATCCGGGCCGAAGAAGCCAGAACCGCTGCAATAGCCGCACAGAACAATGTCATGCTGGGCCATTGGAACACTCTTGGCATAAAGTCAACAACAGTCCTTGAACAACAGAAAGCCGATGTTATGCGTTCTTACAATGCCATTATCGGGACTGTCCAGAAAGGTTCGCAGGACTATATCAATATTGAGAATGCCAAAAATGCAAGGCTGCAATCCTTGAACGATGAGATGGTGCAAAAACATGATGCTGGTGTAGAAGGCATTATCAGGGGTGTGTTGAGATGGTACGCTGCTTATTATTTCATCAAAGAAGCTATAGACATGGTGATAATAACACCTTTTATCAAGGGCTTTAAGGCTGTTGAGGAATATAACACCTCGGTCATATCAATGGCTGCAATGTATATGACTTTTGCTAAAGATACAGCAAACACGGACATTTCAACTCAATGGAAGAATGCACTGTCATATTCCAGGGGAATTATCCCTGTACTTGAAAATATCGCAGCAAAAACCCTTCTATCAGGGCAAGAAACTATCGCTCTTGCTAATGCATTCGCACGTTCGGGTGTATTCCTTAACGAAACGAACCAGAAACAGATTGAATCGTTCACGGCTATATCAAATGCCTTACCCTTGTTGACTCAGGGACAGGAGATAATGAAACAGATTAACTCTGAAATCAGAGGGTTAATGAATGGACAAGATAACGCAAACAATATGTTGATCAGGACGTTGAAGGAAATAGACCCACTTATTGAAGATCATCTCAAAACATGGAGAACACAAGGGACTGTTCTTGAGAATATCGGGGGCCTTCTCAAGGGGTTTATCCCTGCTACGGTACTGTTGGAATTGGAATGGCAAGCTGTGAAATCAACCCTTGACACCACAGTAACGCAGGTTTTAAGGGGCGGCATGCTGGGGGCTTATGAAGAAATAATAGATCAAACAAGGGAATTAGACAATTGGCTACAGATAAATAAAGCAGATATAGAAAGTGGAATTGTAGTTGCATGGTCGTATGTCAAAAATATAGTTGGTGCTGTTTTTGGGGTTTTATCAGGGTTTAAACCAATATTATCTGACTTGGGGTTATCAATAGGTGCAATAGCCTATGGGTGGGGTGGTGTATTAGCAGTATTAAAGCCTATTGGTGAATTTTTGGGAAACTCTGTTGCAACTACATACGAATTAGTAAAGATGATTGGTAATGCCGCTGTAGCCGCTGCATCTTTGGCAAGTGGTAACTTTGAAGCGGCTAATATTGCCTGGGCAAATGCAAAGAAAAGCTATGCTGAAATAGAAAGGCTGGCTTATCTAAATAATAAAATAATATTTGAGGGAATATCTAATTCTATACTCAAATATGCTGAGCAAGCTGAAGCGTCAAGAGCTGCTAATGACAAGACAGTAAAATCATCTCAGACCGCCACTAATGCTCAAGCGACAAATACAAGATTATTACAAACAATGACCAAAGAAGCTCTTGAAGAAAGGGCTAAACTTGAAGCAAAAACTCATGATGGTGCTGTTAAATTAATGAATCAGCAAGTAGAGATTGCTCGTAAATCTGGTGTAGATAAAAAGACTATTGAGGAATATACAGCAGCTCAAATGGCGATTATCAACCAGAAGTATCATTCTACCGTACAGAAAGAAGCTAAAAGCACACAGAAGGTTGAAGAAGACATTCTTACTCAACTCACCAAGCAGAATAAAACGTTCTACGAAGCTGAAACAAAAAGTATCAAGAGCAACTATGAACTAAAATTAAAACAGGGTGCTAATGCTCTTGCAGCAAGTATGGAAAGCTATACAAAACAAAGTACTGCATTGAATGCGTGGTACAGCGCACAAAGCGACATAATCAATAGAAGTTTTGCTAATGAAAAAGTCAAAGAAGAGAAATTAAATTCACTGAGAATTGAATATAAGAATAAAAGTGATGCCCTGCTTGCTGATAAAGCAAAAAAAGAAACTGATTATGCTACAAAAAACCTTCAGACAGAAGCGACACTTTATAAAACTATAGATCAATATTCAGCAGCTTCAGTCAATGCAGCAATAGCGGCACTTAATAAAAAATACAACGATTATAAAAATTATACAGACAAAACAGCGTTGCTTGAGAAGGCCCGTTCTGTTGAAGAACAGAAAATTATTGCAAGCTCGGCATCGGCTAAAGCCAAAATGGAAGAAAACTATTACATGACTGTAAAAGGTTGGAGCGCAAGCTATTTCACGGCTGTTCAAGCAAGATTGAACGCTGAAGCTAATCTTGAAGCACTCAAGGTAGGCGCATCTTTTGACCGACAAGCATGGTTGACAACGAAAGGGAGAGAAGAGGTACAGAAACGCTTATCAGCAGAAAGCAGCTTTTATGCAGGCATTACCGGCTATGAGGATAAGGCGTATGCAAAAAAGATCCAAAATATAGAACTTGAACGTCAAAAGAACATACAAATGTATGGTGATGTTGGAGCGGCGAATCAGAAAGCAAGGGATGCATCGATTAAAGCATACGTTGACATGGCGAATGGCAGCAACAACTTTATGACAGGCGTTAAAGCTGGGTTTGCAGACCTAACAACAACGCAAACTAAATGGGGGGCGGTAGGTGTTTCTACTGTAAAGGCCTTTACTGATAATGCAAAAAGCCAATTACAGGCAAACTTGTTCAACGTCTGGAAAGGTAATTTAAACAGTATTGAAATGGACTGGACGTCTATGCTTGATGCAATAGGCGAAACATTAACAAAAAAGATATCCGATATGGTTATAGAAGCGGCGGCAGATGAGATTATCCTCCTGTTCAAGAGTGAATGGACAGAGGGCGGCTCTAATGTCCTCGGTATTGTAAACAGCGTCTTAGGGTTTGCTGGCAGCCTGTTCAGTGGTTCTGGAACTAATGATAGTGCATTGATTGATGGGTTTTTCGGGCTTGCTCATGGTGGCTGGGTTCCGGGTTATGCAAATGGCGGTAACTCCCCTATGAACGACACAGTAAGGGCGATGTTATCACCTGGTGAATATGTTGTTGATAGAGAATCTATACAGGCTATAGCGAAACAGGGGCAGCGTGGAGACACGTTACTTGCACATATCAATCCGGCTGAGGCTGCATTGTTACAAGCTCTCGGTGGTGCAGGAACAATCAATCCACGGACAGGATTATTACAGTTCTACGATAGCTCAACGCCTCCCGCAGGATGGGTCCCAATAACATCAACATCAACTACAACTCCAATAGCAACGACACCTGCAACAGCAGCGGTTGTTGATCCTGCATATCAGGCACAAATGGCGGCCATAGCAGCAAAGATAGCCGCAAATGATAAGATCATAGCCACAAATCAGGCAACAGCAGCAGAAGCAAAGAAGTATGGTTATTCATCCTTGTATGAAGGGCAAAACCTTGTCAATGTCAAGGGGTACAAATCAGGCGAACCTATCGGCGGTAGATCATGGGTTCCTACAACGGAATTAAACACAACGGCAGGTAAAAGGTATTTTGTGCCTATCGATTTAATTCAGGGCGGGGCTTTATATAACCCTGGTGGATATAACGGGAACTGGTTCTACCCTAACCTGAGAAGCGGCTATCAATCAGCATTAAACAGTTTTGCCGTAACGTCCGTTCCTTCATCATGGACAAAAGCGGCAGGGATAGGCAGTACGTGGGGCGGCATACAAACACCTACATCTGGTTGGTATTTAACCCCTGCACAATATATGCAGCTTTACGCTGGTGGATATTGGAGGCCCACACCCACTGTAGATAGCATGAATGGTGCGTATGTGTCGTTTGCTGATATGCAGCTTAACCAGAGTGGAATATATGCAGGGGGCGGAGAAGATACGTGGTGGACTCTTAACCCACATACAGGGGATGCTAACTGGTATGCTCAGGAAGGACAGAACAGAGGCAACGGGTTGCTTTCATCGTTGTTAACAATGGTTGGGAGTGCCTTACTTGCATATTCAACTGGGTGGTTAGGTAATTATTGGTTAGGCCCATTGCTTGGCGGAACAGTAGGAGCAGGAGTAGGCGGTACTGTTGGTGGGATCGGTGGAGCAGCCGGCACGGGTATTGGTGCAGCGGTAGGATCAGGACTTGGTGGTTTAATTCAAGGTCAGGATGCTGCAACGATATTAACTAATATGGCAATTACAGGAATTTCAGCAGGGGTAATGGCAGGTATTGGTAATTTGTTGGCAGATATACCAGCGACAAGCAGCGCAGGGATATACGATATATCAAATTATGGGACAATAATGAATCCAGAAACATACCCATCAAACTTCATGTCATCCGGTTTTGGCGTAACCCTTGAGAATGCCGCTAATACAGGGCTTGGTTCTCAAGCAATATATGAAGGTGTTGCAGGGGGATTCAGTCAGGCATTCGATGCAAGCAACTTTTCATCTCTATTAAATTCATCAAATGTAAGTTCATCATTGATGGACAGCATTAAGACAACAGGTATAAAATGGGCAGCCAAAAAAGCTCTTAACATGGCTTTTAGTGAGATTTTTCCGAAAACCGCAGGCGGCTACATGTCCATAGAGTATATGGGAGCAAATACCGATATACTGAAAAAACTTGCTAAAACGATGCAGGGATTCAATGATAACGGGCAATTTACCTTCCCTATCATATCGGCCCGGAATGGTCTTGGTTATGTGCCACGGGATAATTTCCTTGTGAACACACATGAAGGTGAAAGGGTATTGACGAAGGATGAAAACAGGGAGTACAGGCAAGGGCAAACAGGGCAGCTTGTTATCAACAGGTTACAAGTCTATCTTGACGGTAAAGAAGTTAAAGAGAACATGAAGGTTATTGCAGACGGTGTTGTGGTGGCACGTAACAGCCGGGCGAATCTTAATAAATCAATAAGGTTATATAAATAATGCTGCTTGTGGAAATTACCATAAACGGGACAGTACGGAGGGTGTCGATAGAAGGGCATCCACTTACCCACAACTGGAAACCGTACATTGTGGACTTTGACACTGTCCTTTTTGGCATACCTGCTAATTATGGGGGCTACGCTGAAACACAGTTCGGGAATATCACCTTCAATCCCAAACTATTTTATGATGATGTATTTTCCATTGATGACTGGCCTCCTCCTGTATCATGTGCAATATCAATTTATTATTCAGACACAACCGAAGCGGCAAAGGAAACAATATTCACAGGAACTGCACACAGAACGAGCTTTGACAAGGAAAGTGTAACTTATTCCCTTTTTGGCTCTGCTTTTGATGATCTGATCTATGTAATGGGTGTGCCTCCTCTTGTGGTGGGCCGGACGTATGAGATTGTGAATTATGTTGATGGTGATGATTTTACCAATGTCGGGGCTGCATCTAATGCTACAGGTGAAATATTTACTGCTACGGGTACAGCACCTACCGTCTGGACTAATTACTCACATCTTGCGCCACACTGGGATGATACCCTGAACAATGTAATTACAGATATACTGTCAGAGATTCCGGAAATTGCAACAGTTAATACCACATACGCAAGGGCTACAAATCCAAACGTGCTTTACACTCTTACTTCAACAAGGATTGCCATTAACGTAGCCTCTGATATAGCAGCCTTCTACAGCCATCTGATCTATGTGATAGGTGATACAGCTTATCTGGTGGATATGAAATTGAGTAATGGAACAGACTGGACATTAACAGAATATGAATATTTTGCAAGTCCTTCTTATCAGAATGCAACCCCTAAGTCAGGGATAAAAACTACTTATAACGAAGAATCTTATTTTGCCATATCAGCTTATCCCTATGGCGAAATGTCAGAAATAGACCCCTATCACCAGACAGAAGCAAATATTGAAGCTGCATTAGCGGACATACTTGTACTGGAAAATCAGGACAAAATATCTGTTGCAGTTCCAATGATTGCAGGTAACTTCCCTAAATTAGGGCAAAAGGTTGCCTTTACAGATTCGTCAACAGTAAAAAGTCAGTCGGTATGGGTAAGAGCCAGGCAGCTCAGGCTTAACTTTGTTAATGAAACAATTGAAATTGAAGGGGAGGGAGTAATCGCATGAAAATAATCATTGATCCTACATTAACAACCGCTCCTTATGATAATGTTACTTCTTGTGTAGCATCCACGGAAGACGCTGATTTTCCAGACGAAAACATGAGAGACAACTTTACAAAGAATGTCTGGAAGGCCACAGGTTCAACAGCAACAATACAGGTACAATGTAATAAAGGATCAAGCGTTTGCATAATCAATACAAATGCAACATCGGTGGTGATTAAGGCTGGTTCAGGGGATTCATACACTCCTGAAAGCGGATTTGCTTATGAAGCTGGTTTTGTTGATGCAGACGATGAAGTTGCAACAATAGTAGTATCTGATCTCAGTGGTGAACATGGCCTTGCATGGGCTGATTATTCAGAGTTCACATTACCTCACTTGCTCACAATTGAACTTGAAACAGACGGTGATCCTGTCGAAGTAGGCGTGCTCAGGGCCGGTAATGTGGAGGAGTTTGCAGATCCTGCATACAATCATTCTGAAGGTTCAATAGATTTCAGCATTGAGAAAGAACTGAATAACGGTGCTGATTATTTCAAGAAAAGAAATGTTGTCAGGGTTTTCGATAACCTTGAAATGATAGAAACACGGGTTAATGCATGGAAATTCAAGCACGATATTTTTGATTATATAGGCCCACAGCCAGTCGTTATCAGAATGGTTCAGAACGATAACATAACAGATGATGAATTTGTTGCATATGTCAAAAGGTCTGAACCTCCACGGCTTCAACACTTAACTATTTCACATACAAGAATAAATTACAGTCTCAAGGAGGCAATCTAATGGCAGACAAAAAAATATATTGGAGTAAAACATCATTAACCGGTGGTGGTGCAAACGCACTTGATAGTATCGATGGTGCGGCCTTGCAAGACGGTGAAGTAGCACATGTATATGTAAGCAATATTTTATATATTTATCGCCTTGATGAAGATTCAGGGGCGGCAGCATCAAGTCCAACAATAATCGCCCCTGTCACAAATGCAGGAGCAAAACGATGGATATTACAAAAATACTATCTTGTAAATGGGTCAGACCTTGGTACTCCTGCAAGTGGGAATTTACAGAATTGTACAGCTTCAACAACCAGTGCAAAGGGTGTCGCTGAATTAGCTACCAATGCAGAGACTCTTGCGGGGTCAGATACTTCGAGAATTGTAACACCTGATGATTTGAAGTATGTTTTGGATATAAGGATTCAGCAATACTACGGTGTCTCATGGAACGAGTCAGCAGATACCTACGTCCGCACAGGTGCAACAGCAGGTCAGACTTGCGGGGTTACTCTTGCGAATGCCTTCCTGCCTATTCAAAGGAGAATGAGAAGGTGCATTCTTAATGATGATGGCACGGTTAATTATTACCTTTCTGCTACAGACTCGACAAAGAAAGAAGATGGTTCAACAGCCGCAGTCCTTGACGGCACAGACGGGCAGGTAATGGTTGAGATACCTAAGTTCTGGTATAGATATGGCTACAGTGGCACAACTCATACATGGGAAATATCGCCTGTTCCATTGGCGGGATTTGAAGTACACCCTGCTTTTATGAGCGACACTACAGAGCTTGACTATGCTTATGTCTCGGCATATGAAGCAAGCCTTGAAGATGTGTCGGCAAGTCTGTTTGTCGGGCAATGCTATCAGACAGCAGTCAGTACGGTGTTTGCAACGTCCGATGATTCAATCACGATTGCGACAAGAACTGGATGGACGAATGCTTTAAAAGTTGGTCAGAAACTTGTTATATCAGGTACAGCTTCAGGAACTAATGATGGTACGGTAACAATAAAGACTATTGAGTCTGCTACTAAAATTACAATTGATGAAAACCTTACCGACCAGACAAGTAATGCAGTCATTCAAACTCAAACAGATACCACAGCAACGACAGGTGATAAACTTGCTTCTGTCTCTGGCGTATGTCCAATTACAGGGGGAAGCGTAAATGGCACAAGAGCACATTTCAGGGTATGGGCATCAAATCGTGGCGCAGGTTGGAGTCAGATGATGATAGATGTACATTCCGCAATCCAACTTTTGTATCTCACGGAATATGCCTCATTCTATTCTCAATCAGTATTGGGTTATGGCATAGCGGCGATTGCGGATTGGATAGCTTACAATGATTCTAATCCGATTGCAAAGACAGGTAATAGCAATGTCGTTGGAAATGCGTCAGGCAATACAGCTACAGCAGCAATCACGACAGGTGCAGGGGCGCAATCTGTATATCTCAGTTACAGAGGGTTGGAAAATTACTACGGTCATCTCTGGAAGTGGATAGATGGATTCAATGTTAATAACAACATTCCTTATTTATGCAACAACCCAACTAATTTTGCAGATGATACAGCCTCTAATTATACAAGACCGAAAGATGTTAATGGCGTGGATATTACAATGCACAATGTAAACGGGCATCAAGGGACACTTGAACTTAATGGCAGAGCATTTATGCCAGCTTCTTTAACTGGCGGTTCAGGGTCAACCAAAATTACAGATTATTACTATCAAAGTGCTGGCTGGCGGGTTGCTGCGTCTGGGAGTGATGCTGATGATGGCGTGAATGCTGGCTGCTTCTGTTTGGCTTGTAATTCTGCTTTGGTTAGTGTTCAGCGGTTTATTTCAGGTCGCCTCGTTTTTAGAAAATAAAGGAGGAAAATATGAGAATGATAAATGGTTCAGATACAATGCCTGATGTGGTAGTAAAATCAGCAGGCAAGACACAGATAAGATACGACATTGAAGAATCAGAGCGTGTTGAAATGGATGGTAGTAAAAGAACTTGTTACAGCTACAGCTATGTTGCCATTGATGGTGAAGTGACAAGGGATAAAATCATAGATGCGATTATAAAGGAAGAGATAGGCGGCAAAGACGCTGAACTTGCATTAATCAATAACGAGATAGCAAATGCGGGAACAGAAGAATATGCCAATTATCAGGCGTGGAGGCAGAAAGCAAAAAACATTGCCGATGAGGTGTTGGGGTAGGAGGGATGTAAAGGCAATGAATAATAACGGCGGGAGGATAAAATAAAATGGCAAACGGCTTTATAGTGGTAAACGAAAAAGACTGGGAAAAATCATCCCCTGAACAAAAGGAATGGATGATATTTAACACGTTACAAAATCTAAGCGAAAGGCTTGCAAAGCTCTGTAGGGGGTATAAATGATAATAGGGTTGGTATCGAAACGTATCGAAATTTGAAACTTTTAATTTATGTAAACACCTGTAAAATAGCACCTCGGGATAGATTTTACTATCATGGCAAAGGATTCAAACTACAATAACATAATAATAATATCACATAGTTACAAAAAAACTGGTATCGAAATCACCCGATATCAGTGTCTTGTGGTATCGAACCTTGACAGATAGCGTTCTGCATGAGGTCGGAAGCTCCTTGCAAATGCTCAATGGCAACATGAGTATAGAATGTTGTTGTCTGAATATCACTATGTCCAAGGAGATTTTTTACAATTTCAAGGTTAATCCCTCTTTCTACAAGATAGGTTGCGTAGCTGTGTCTAAGTAAATGAGGGTACACATTCTTTTCAATCCCTGCTTTTTTTGCAATCCTTTTCATCTGCATGCTGATATGATAAAGCGGTTTTCCGGTGGATGTTGTGAACAAATATTCCTTATTACTGCCATGCTGATAATCCTTAAGCAGGTTAAGACAATAATCAGGAACAGGCACAAATCTATATTTACCGCCTTTACCCAGCACAACAAGCAACTTTTTTTCAAAATCTATATCTTTCCTTTTGAGGTTGCTTACTTCTCTTAATCTCAGACCGCACATAAACAAGAGTGAAAAGAAGAGGTGTTGCGTTTCATTACATTGCTGAAATATTCTCTTTACTTCATCAGCGGTTAAGACAATCGGAATAGGTCGTGTAGATGGTAATTTTTCAATCAAAGGCTTATTGATCTTCACGGTTGTATATTTTTTGCACCACACAAGGAATCCTGATAGCCACGATAATTCCTTGTTGATAGTCCGGTTCTTCACTCCGTCTTTTTGCCTTCTATGCTCGTACAGAGCAATATAGCCCTGTAAATCCCATGTTAAATTAACATCCTTAAAGATCTTCTCAAGATGTCTACCAGACACTTCCACGTCTGCAAACGTAGCCGGTTTCCTTTTCATACTAACATAATCAAGGTAATGCGGCCACAGATCAGAAAATGTTGTTCCCTGTACTGCACTTTTGGTATTTTTTACGTTAGTTATTTTGTCTGCAACCTCTTGTGCTTCTTTTCGGGGAAGCTCCCCCAGGCGGATATGCTTAATCCCTCCTCTCTTCCCTTCCGGATAGTAGGCAAGGTAAGCTATATCTTTTTTATAGTAGATTGCCATTAATTATTCATTTAAATTTAATTCTGTTAATTCTATTTGTGCCTTTTCCTTATTAACGGGTACTATGGCATACATACCACGGCATGTTTGCCCTTGTGATTCAGACCCAGCAGCTATTAATGATCCTATTGCAGCACCTACGGGCCCGGCTAAGAGTGCGCCTACAAAACCTACATTTTGTGTAGCTTCTTGATAATCTGCTCTTGGATATGCCATAAAATAATATATCTTTCCTTTCTCGAAATTCATCGTTAAAGCACAATTATCATTGGTCTTGATAGTATTAACGCCGGGGGGTATCTCTTTATGCAGAACTCCACCATAAAGACAATCCCCTATTTGATTATCATCAATATAGATTGGTATTTTTCCTTTGACAGACAGACCTTTTTCATTCGGATAACGATAAACAATTACCCTTGCTTTATCCGGTTCAGATTCAAGATAGCTTCTTATTGCTGAATACTTTACACCTTCAGGTGGGTAAATAACACATCCGGTTAAAACCAATGATACAAGGAATGTATATAAGATTTTCATAGTTTTATTACCTTTGGATTGTTTTCCTGTTCTTTAATAAATTAATCGCTATACTTTATGCAACCGTTATTTTTCTTAACACCATAACCCTTGATTCTCATGCAGTCAAAGGTTAAATCGCCTCGATTTACTCCTCTATCGACACTGTTTCTCATGTTGGCTGTAGCTTTCTTGGCTTCATAATCACATTCTCTTGCATCTCTGTTAAGTTGTTCTTGGGAACGCCCAGGATGACAGAAATAGGAAGCTGTTCCACATCCGGAAAACAGACTGCATACCAAAAATAAGAACACTATTTTTTTCATATCCCTTCCTCCTTGTCAAAATTCCCATATAGAACCGCAATTTCTACAATGAGCATGTGTCATTTGCTCTTTTCTTGATAACCCTGTTGCAAGCAATGAAAAACCGGCTGTAAATAAAACTCCTGTTGCTTTTGCGCCACTTATCCCTTTCTTACGTTTAACAGACGTTGTTACGACACATCCTTTTTCATGACAATGTGGACATATCATTTTCGGGTTTGTATTATCAGGTAGATACGTATTAAATTTAATGTCAGGTGGAGATTGTGAAGGTATGTTACGCTTTCTTCTCAAAAAATAGATAAGTGCGAGTGCTCCGACACCATATAGTACAAATACAATTTCTGCCATATCCCCACTCCTTATTTTTTTTCTATCTTTTTTTTAATCTCCCTACATCTTAAATAATCTCCCATGTTATATACATTACCAGTATCAAAATCAATCATTTGGACATGGTTTGTTAATAACTTTTCATAGTGGTCAATAATATGTGCTGGAAAAGTTCCTTCCGGCATCAATACAAACATATTATCAGTGTGATCTTCCCCACATATTAATGTCAACCCCCTCCCGTATTGCAATCCCCCCTGTATCATTCCTGGTTGTGATTCTTTTTTGGCGATGGAGGTGAAGCTCGATTATCATTTTTAATCAGTCCCCCTGTTCTTTCATATTCTCTGTAAGCTGTTTTATAGAATGTATCTATATTCTGCAACAAAGAGTCATGCTGATTATCTTCCCATACATGCCTGATAACGAAAAGGACTTTATTAATAATTTCGTTTTCTTTAGAATCAAGCGTTCCCTGTCCTGATTCAATAATATGCTTTTCCCCTTTACCGTTGATTAACCATTCAAAAGATAGCCCTTCCTGTAGAGCAAAATCATAAAGTGGTTTAAAAGGTATTGTATCCCGTGTTTTATGATTAGAAAGTGCTGTATCATTCATCCCTAATAAAGTAGCCGCTTCCTTATCATCTTGAATTTGTTTATGTATTTTAATACGATTCACAATTTGTGTAATTTTTTTCATTCTACTTCACTTTTTGATTGACAGCAATCCACAATATGTGTACTCTATCTTCATCATGGGTGACACAATTAACATCAAACTCCAAATCACTGATTGCACGGAATACCAAAAAGCTCTTCTATTTTTTAAAGACATCTTCAAAAGCACGTCTGGTATTTCTGATAACATCATCAATCAGTTCATTTTCGCTCTTGCCAATGATATTGATATTAAGAGTGGCCCCGCACCCCGGACAAATAACAGCATCGGCGTTTCTATCGTTCCGGGTGACAACACTCTTAAACTCATTGCCGCACTTAGGGCAGGTGAAGTCAATCCTGTTTCCTGCATAACTACGTTTTGTCAAAATGGCACCCCCAACAATAAAACTAATCTCAAGGGCGAGTTGAGTTATGAAAATATGGATAATTAATACAAAGGCAGAGGGCGCACCTGTCGCCCCAGGTGTCACAACCAAACATCTCACCCATGTTAAGCCCTCTGCCTTCCATTTTAATCCTTCACAAATCAGTAAGTCAATTTTATTCGTGTGTTCCATAAATATTTTTTTTATCACAAACATTGCCTTAACCGAACTTAAACTTTATTTAAGTTACGTTAAGCAAACGAGGGTAACATCATGAAATCTAAGGAAAATGAGCAGGAAAAACTTTTTTATGATGACCCTTATGAAGTCCTGACCGCAAGTATTACAAATTCAGGGAAAACAGTAAAAGAGATAGCATCAATAGTTTATCCCGGATGTAATCTTGATACCGCAAAAAGCAAATTGTCAAGAACATTATCACCAGATAATCATGATGTTCAACCTCATATTGAAATGATTCTTGCAATTCTCGATAATACCACCCCTGACTTTTTTGTCTATTTCCTCTGCGACAAATACGGCTTTATCAGACCAGAAAAGAAAAAAGAACTCACCCCTGAAGAAGAATTGAAGCTACTCAAAGCAAAAATAAAAGAAATGCAGCTTGATTCACATCCGAATTTTAAAAACCTTATTTAAGGGGGATTTATGAACGCATTGATACCATTAAGACAAGCGGAATTTTCAGGAGAACAGAAGCAGACAGTAAATGCAAGGGATTTGCATGAATTTCTGGAAAATGGAGACAAGTTTACCACATGGATGAAAGAAAGGATTAATCAGTTCGGATTTATCGAAAATCAGGACTTTGTGAGTTATTCGGCAAATGCCGAAAAACCTCAAGGTGGTCGCCCTTCCATTGATTACTTCCTTTCCCTCGACATGGCAAAAGAACTTTCTATGGTAGAACGCAATGAAAAAGGTAAACAGGCAAGACAGTATTTTATTCAGTGTGAAAAGAATCTAAAAGCCGCCTCTTCTGTTGCTCTTCCTGCCGACCCCCGGAAACTTATGGCTCTTGCTCTTATTGAAGCTCAGAAGGTTATTGAAGAGAAAGACGAACAGCTTGCCATAGCCAAACCTAAAGCTGCTGCACTTGAAAGAATATCAAAAGCAGACGGCAGTTTATGTATCACCAGTGCAGCGAAAGATTTACAGGTAAGACCTAAAGACCTCTTTCTGTGGCTTACATCTCATAAGTGGATATATCGCCGCATGGGATCATCTACGTGGATTGGTTATCAGGAAAAGATTCAGACCGGTTATCTGGAACACAAGATCACAACTTATAGCACATCGGACGGTACAGAGAAAATAACTGAACAAGTCCGGATAACTTCAAAGGGTATGGCCCGTATTTCTGAATTGTTAGAAAAAGAAGCCGCTTAATGTTCACCTTTTTGGATATAGCCGCCATTATCGCCGTTGCGCTCTTAGGGACCGCAATCGGTTTATGGCTAAGGACTTACAAATGACAGACATTGAAAGATTAAACAAAGAAGTTCATGTGCTGAAGGACAAAGTTCTTTACCTTGAATCACTCTTAATCAAGGACGGAAAGCCAAAGAAGAAGCCTTACAGTGAACTTGAATTTCAGAAAGCCTTAATTCGCCTCCGTGCAGGAGACAAAAAGGCAATATCAAAGTTTACATCTGAATATCAAATCACGAAGGAGGATTAACATGCAAAGAATGGTTGATTGTATCGTAGTCGCAGGGATGTTGATGATCTGTCTCTACTTTGCCGGAGGGGTTATTTACGGCCTCGGCAAGCAGGCAGGCCGGGAAGCGAGAATATCAAGAGCGTCTTGTATGTCCTACATAATCGATGCTGAAACAAAAGGGCATCAAGTGTCCTACAGAATGGCTAAGAAGCCTATTCCATCCGAATAGGATGATGATTGAGATGTCCCTGTTGCCGGTCAGGGTTACAAAACCGGCAAGGAGGTAACACAATGAAACAAGTAAGAAAATCAAAGGGAGGAGTAAATGAGTGAACAGTTAGCGACATACACAGCAGCACTATCAGCATTGGGCGAAGTAACGATAACCCCGGAGCAGGTAGAATTGATTAAAAACACCGTAGCAGTCGGGGCAACTAACGATGAATTGAAGCTCTTCTTCTTTGAGTGCAAGCGCAGGGGCGTGCATCCTCTTGATAGATTAATTCATTTTGTCAAAAGGTCAGGCAAGGCCACCTTCCAGTGTGGTATTGATTTTATGCGCTCACAGGCCGAAGGTTCAGGACAATACAGAGGGCAGGAAGGTGTTGAATACGGCCCTATCGTTAAGGGCTATCCCGAATGGGCGAAGGCTACCGTTAGACGCAAAGACCCTGATACTGGGGATATTTATACTGTATCGGCAACAGCCTATTGGGAAGAATTTTACCCCGGTGATCAGCTTGGGTTTATGTGGAAGAAAATGCCCCGCGTTATGCTTGGCAAGGTCGCTGAATCTCAGGCATTAAGAAAGGCATTCCCGATTAACTTCAACGGCCTTTATACATTTGAGGAAATGCAGGTGGAGGACATTGTTCAGTCAGGCACACCGAAAAGCAACGGCATGAAAGCTCCTGCATCAAAATCACATTCGAAAGACAACGGGCATAATATCAATGACCCCTCAGCGCCCATTACAGAAAACCAGTTGAAGGCAATCCATGTGCTGCTTGATAAGCTCAAGATAGCCGACAACCTGAAACACGCATACATAGCGGATGCCTTGCAACTTGCAGAGGAACCGGAAACGCTCAAATCCTTAACCAAAGGCCAGGGCAGCATAGCTATTGAAAGGCTGAACCTGCTTATCAAGGATGCTGCATAATGCCGGAGATCACCTTCAAGGAAGAGGGGCATATCTATACCGTTGACGGCAAAGATACCCCCTCTGTTACCACAATTATAAAATCTTGCGGGCTAATCGATACTACATGGTTTAACGATACCGCAACCACAAGGGGAACATACGTCCATCAGGCCACAGAGTTATTAGACAGGGATGATCTGGACGAGACGTCCTTAGACCCTGCCCTTATCCCCTACGTTGACGCATATAAACGCTTTAAAGAGGATACAGGGTTTTGCATTAACGACATCGAGAAAATCGTTTACAACTCAACCTACAGCTACATTGGGACGCTGGACAGAACAGGCCGGTTTCCTAACGATAAAATCAATTCCATTATCGATATTAAGACAGGACAACCGGCTAAATGGCATGGGGTACAGTTATCGGCTTATGCCCTTTGCTTCGGGAATGAGATACACAACCGCTACGGATTATATCTGCATGACACAGGGGCATACAGGTTAGAGAGATTCAAGGACAGGCAGGATATGAACGTATGGCTTGCTTGTCTGATATTATACAAATGGAGGCAATAATAATGACACCACAAACGGCACAGATAATAGAGATGGACGAGATAAAAAACGTTGAAGTAAAAGCCCTCGCCCTGCCGGATCAGGCAAGGCAGGTAAAGGTAATCGATAACCCCTCAATGGAGAAGGCAAACGGGATACTAATGGACATCCGGGCTATGAGGAAAGAGATACAGGACACATTTAAGCCTTTGGCTGAGAAGGCGCATCAGGCACATAAGGCAATCCTTGAGAAGCAGAAGTTCACCGAAGCCCCCCTTGTTGAAGCCGAGGGAATATTAAAGACACAGATAAGGGCATACATGGACGAGGTTGAACGGTTAAGGCGTGAGGAAGAAAGACGCCTGCAAGAGATAGCAAGGAAAGAAGAAGAAGAGCGCAGACTTGCAGAGGCATTGCAGGCAGAAGCCGAAGGGAACAAAGAAGAAGCGGAAGCCATCCTTGAGGAACCGGCATATATCCCTATGCCTACGGTTAAGGCCGACATCCCGAAGGTAGACAACCGGCTATTCAGAAAGGTTTGGAAGTTCAGGGTAATGGATATAAAGAAGGTTCCCGTTCAATATCTCATGCCGGACATGGTTAAAATCGGCGGCGTCGTAAGAGCAATGAAGGACAAAACAGACATACCGGGCATTCAGGTATACGAGGAATAAAAGGAGGTCACATGAGCATAATAGGACAGAAAAAAATAGAACAGAAAACAATTCAAGTCAAGGACAGCGAGGGCAGAGTGTTTGAAGAGAGGCTGGAGAGTTTGTTCAAGTTGGTGCAGGATGGCAAGGTGGAGGGAACGGGGGATGATCGAGCGGATAAAGCGAGCAATATCATTGATGATATGTAAAAAAAACAAGGAATTGAGAGATGGGAAAAGTTCTAATCGCCTGTGAAGAATCTCAGGCAGTAACAAAAGAAATGCGAGCGTTAGGCGTTGAAGCATATTCTTGTGATATAGAGCCGTGTTCGGGAGGGCATCCTGAATGGCATATACAAGGTGATGTAACGACATTGCTTGAACAAGAGTGGGATATGGTTATTGCGTTCCCGCCATGCACTGATTTAGCCGTGTCGGGTGCGAGATGGTTTGCAGAAAAGCGAGCAGATGGCAGGCAACAAAAGTCTGTTGATTTCTTTCTGCGGTTCACTCGATTGCGTTGCAAGTGGGCGATAGAGAACCCCATCGGAATTATGTCCAGTAAGTTTAGAAAGCCCAATCAAATTATACAACCCTGGCAATTTGGACATGGTGAAACAAAAGCAACGTGCCTCTGGCTTAACGGCCTTCCAGAATTAAAACCTACTAATGTTGTCGAAGGTCGAGAACAAAGAATCTGGAAAATGGCCCCATCTCCAAAAAGAGCAGCCCTACGGTCAAAGACTTTTATCGGCATAGCAAAGGCAATGGCTGAACAATGGGGGCTAATTACGGATGGATGTATTTCTTATTCAAAAGATAAACGCAAAGACTCATATTCAAGCGATTCGGGATTATTTTTAGACAGAAAGAAACAAAAGTTTATTGATTGTTTTAATGCTTACGGAGCAAGAGGTGGGAGAAAGAAGAAAAACAATGCTGAAAATGAGCCTGTCGAATCTAATGGAATTTGAAAAGGAGGTTTAAATGTTTAACCGAATAGCAATCTTTATTGATCTATCCCCTGAGAAGAAAGAGTTGATGCAGTACATCCACAAACTTACCCGTATAACACAGAAGCAAGTCAACGGTATTATAGGGGTGATGGAAGGTACACACTACGTGGCGAAGATTCCAAAGAGGAGGCGTGATGATCTGTCCTAAATGTGGCTCTAAGATGTATCTTGACAATGACCTGCAATCCCTGAAATGTGAGCACGTCATGTGTTCCTACAGAGACTATCAGTCTGTGGCTATGCTGGTTAAACAGCACTTTAAGCCAGATCAGGCACATGGGCACGGTATACACTCTATTATTTGCGCTAAGTGTGGCAAACCGGCAAACGTCCAAAAGAAAGATGAGCTGTACTGCTATAACTGTCGTGTAGCAAAAGATAGAAAGAAAAAATACAACGTGAAGGGGAATAAAGCGAATGTACAGCAAGCTCAGGGATAAGATTGTTCATGAAATTTTAATGGAAAATTATCTGGACAAGTACGACTACAACACAACTGTTAGAATCGTTAATGAGGCGTGCAAGGAAGAAGAGAAAGAAGAATCAATCAGAGAAGCAATAAGAACAAGGGAGGGTAAGTAATGGATGCTACATACGTTAACGTCATACGCAGAAAAGACGGCAAGCTGGTCGTTCATACAGCAGGCACAACACGGGAAATGGCAGATGCTATCTACGAGGCGTATAAGCTGGCAAGCCCTGACCGTGTGTCCTGTATTAAGGTGGAATTAACAAGGGGGGTATGGGATGAGTGAGTTCCAACCGAGAAGGTCAAAAAGTGGAAAGATATATTATTACAAACCAGACAGGTATAAGGACCGTACCCCTATTGTTGAGGCTAAATGTCCTGGGTGTGAAAAGATCCATAAAGTTAAACTTGACTGGACGGGAAACGGGATACCCCGGATATATTGTGAGAAGTGCCTGATTAAAATTACATACGATGAAGCATATTTTATGTGAATGAAAAAACATCAATCATTTCCGATGAATAAATTATCATTGATGATTGATAGTGAATATGATTTTTATAAATAGGGAGGCGACACATTAAGTGGTTTAAACATATATCTGATAGTCTTGATGATCCGTTCATTTTTGAGTTAATGGATCACTTTGGCATAGCTGGTTATGGTGTATTTTTCGGTATTCTTGAAATTTACGCACGGGAATTTAAACCTGATTCTGAATGGAAGTTAAGAGTTCCTTTAGGTTTTGTTGCAAGAAAGTTAAGGATTTCCTCAACAAAACTGAAACAAATGCTCAACTTTTTCACAAAATGGCAAATAAACTATGATGATAATTTACTTGAGATATACATACCTAAGTTTACGGAATTATTGGATGATTGGACTTCAAGACATACTGCAAAACTCCGTAGTTACTCCGTAGTTGCTCCGAAAAAACTACATGCAGAAGAAGAAGAAGAAGAAGAAGAAGAAAAAGAAAAAGAAAAAGAAAAGAAATCTGCACAAAAATGTGCAGCACCATCTCCCAAACAAAAATATTTAGATTCTGTTTTTCTTACTGAAAATGAATATGCCCGACTCAAGGAGACAATGGGTCAGAAGAACCTTGACGAGCTTATTGAGCAGTTGGATTATAGCATTACTGTCAAATCTGGCAAGTATAAAGACCATAACAAAACCCTGCATAACTGGTTCAAGCGGGGTTATCACAACAGTAATGGCAAGTATGTCGATCATTCCGGAGACAATGGGTCAGAAAAGCCGGTTATTTTGTTTAAACAAGAAGGAGACCCTTTTGCCGAAGAAATGGCAGCATACAAGAGAGGCGAATTGAAATGATACAACTTGTTCATTGGAAAGAATTTGTTGATCCTGGATTTATGCAAAAATTTATTGAGATTGAGAAAGCTCTTGCATCTGCAAAGAAATTTGACAGGGTGAATCTTGAAGAAGACAACATTGCAAAAAGGGATTCTGAAATATATCGAATCTGGAAAACTATACGCTGGAAAATGCTCCACGCCGGGTATGAAAGCATGACAGACGGCAAAAAAATATTCTGGTGTTCTTGCGGTTGGCGTGGGCTTGCCGATGTTGTTTTTAATGCTGGTGTTGAAATATTGAAGTTCCAGTATGCAGCAAACAACAAAGAAAAACCAATTTATATTTCTGTGGCGGCTCTTATGAAACTTAGAAATGAGATAGGGCAGGATCAGGACGAGGATGATTATTACAAACCTACAGCTGGTATATATATAAATGCCTTGACCAATAAGTTTATTCATAAACCGGCATTAACTTTACTAACTGGTGAGGACGCCCATGATTTCTAAATCTGATTTAACGGAATCTGAAAGGTACGATTTTGGTGAACGTGCTGCAATTTATGAATTTGATGCCAACATACCAAGACCAGAAGCCGAAAGATTGGCACTTATTGATATTGAGAACAGGAGGAAAAGGAAAGAATGAAAAAAATTCAGCAATTCATTTATCACGGCATACCGAAACCTCAAGGCCGTCCAAGATTTGCACATAAAGGAAAGTTTGTAACAGCCTATGACCCGCAAGAATCGAGACTTTATAAAAATAACTTTGCTGCTCAGATTGTCACACAAAACCCGATATTAATTAATGCCGGTATAGGCGTATTTATGCGCTTAACTATAATATTGCCGCGCCCAAAAAATCATTATGATTCAAAAGGTAGGGTTAAAGAACGGTTTTCTGTAGCACCACATGTTGTTAAACCCGACCTTGACAATTTAGAAAAAGCGATAAAGGATTCATTGAAAGGGATTGTATGGCATGATGATTCACAAATTTATGCTGTAGATAAGATGAAAATGTATGGGGATAATCCTTGCGTTAAAATTATTGTAGAAAGTGAGGTTTAGCCTTGCCCTGTATGTCCTGTCAAATCATCAGAATTAAACGCTATCGAAAAATTATAATGGTATGTATAGAATTGTATAGGGTATGGGATTTAAATTTATTGTGGCGCAAATTTGAAGGTATTGTATGACTCAGGACGTTAAGCATGTCGGCAGGAAAGAAATCATATGTCTGTTTAAGTCTGTTGGTATGCTCAGTATGCATATTTCCTTTGAAAACTCGTGGAGGATTATGCTCCGGTGGCGAAATCGTTATGCCGGTATGGAGGATTTATTTCACCATTTGCCGAATGGAAAACCTTATGTGCTTCAGCATGAAGTTCTCGTATGGTTGAAAATGGGATTACAAAAACGGGTATGAGGGCTGGTATGAGGGCTGGTATGAGGTAAAATTAGGAAAATGAACGGGATTCACACCCCAAAATTGCCTTCAAAAACATCAATAATTACAGGTAGTTAACCCTTCTCAAATTTACGTTCTAAGGAACATAAAGAGATAGAGCTATACAAAACCATTCACGACAAATAAATATGCGTTAAAACGAAAATTTTAACAGGGAACAAAAACAGGCGGGGTAAAACTGGTAACATCCTATTATTATTAAGATTATTAGATTTAAATCAGGAAAATCAGGCAATTTTTATTAAAATCCCGATCTCACAATTTTTCAGGAAAATCAGGCAATAAAAAAGGCCCTGAAAAACAGGGCCTTGATCGGTATTTTTTAAATCCTTTGGTTTCGTTATCGCTTACAAAACCACAGAATTATGATCAACAACGCTTTTATCGCTGCCATTTTGTACCTCCTCCTTCGCCATTTCTTCAGCGTACTTTTCAATATTGCTTTTTCCGTTTACAAGGATAATTTTCCAGAATGCCTCCGCCCAGATTTCCAGACATGCCGCCTGGAAAATGGTCAACTCTGCCAATTTATTGACGAGGACCTTGCCGTCAATCTCCCATTTTTTGTCAAGCTGATCAAGTGCGATGCTATCTTGCACCTGAATCACGATTCCTTGCCCTGCAAACGCAGGGGTAAGAATCCTTGCATTTTCAGAATCAAGAATGAGCATCAACTCATTCTTTGAAAATCTCCCTTTTAATTCTCGCTCTACTGTCTGTTTGTAGAGCGTCGGGATCGCCTCAAGCGTGTACTCGCATCCAGCGTTAAGGCTTGAAAATGAGTGCTTGTACCAGTCCGCCGATCTTGTCCAGATCCGGGGAGCGAGTTTTGTTATTTCTTTTGCCATTAAAATCCTCCTTTCTATAAATAGTAAACAAACTCTTCTAAATCTCCATCAGCATTGAAATAAACTCTGTCGATGAATTCTTCGGCTTCGGCAAAAGTTAAGCAACTTTCACCGTTGCCAAGCCTTATTTTATTTATTTCCTTCAGTGCTTTTTCTGCTTTACTTCCTGTCAATTCCTGAAAGTGTTTTATTTTCTCTTCTTTTGTGGTCATTTCTTCCTCCTTGTTTTATTTCCCGGCCTTGTCACCGGACTACTCTTTTGATGGCCCGACGCCAATCGTCGCGGCCTAACAATGGAGGATGGTCGCCAAATTCCCGTCCCGTAACCTCACAATACATTTCCAGCGCCGCTGTGACAATTTGGTCGTCACAGCCCAGATACCGCCCCTTTCTGGAGAAAAGCGCGCTCGCGCCCATCATAGACGCAAAATTTTGTGCGGCTCGTGCGAAAGTCTGGGCTTCTGCTGAATTACTCCACTTTAAACTGTCTATCATTTTAACCTCCCTTGCCGCCTCCCTTCTGGTGAGGTCTTGCGCTTTTGTTATATTATTATTATAGCAGATTTTAAAAATATGTCAAGAAATTATTTAAATAATTCTTTAAATAACCATCATAAAAACTTATATTATAAGTAATAAATACAATGATTATAATATGTTAAATGGGGTATAAAATTATTTTTAATCAGTAGAGAAAAGTAACCAGGAAAGGGTGATAAATATTTTGAATGATATAACTGTAATAATATCAATAAGTTGGGTGTGGTTAAATTTGCGTTGTGCTGCATTGATTATAATGCATCTATACAATTGCATTGTGCCTGCTTGATGTGTGCGATGTGGCGCAATTGTGAAGGAGGTTTTTTTGTCAATCTTTTGTCAATCTTTTGTCAATCTTTTGTCAATCTTACAATATCGATTGAAATGAATTAAAATTAATAAGTCCAGGCTCAATATGCCAAAAAATATTGGAAGGGTAAAAATATTTTAAGGGGTGTACCGATCAGCTTGTCTGTCCCATGTCCGATCAGCTTGCAAGTCCCATGTCCGATCAGGTGAGCAAGCAGGTCAGGTCAGGTCAGTAGTTGAGTGAGTGAGCAAGCAAGTTACAAGTTCTCTGTGTCTCATGCTTGTCTGTCCCATGTCCGATCAGCTTGCATGTTCCATCTCCGATCAGCTTGCATGTCAGGTCAGGTCAGTTGTTGAGTGAGTCAGTGAGCAAGCAGGTCAGGTCAGGTCAGTAGTTGAGTGAGTGAGTGAGGTTGACAAACAGAATGAAATTGAAAACGATAAAACCCAAAACAGATACGATCAGTGTGAACAGAGCTGATGCACCCGTTGCTGCGCAGCGCATAGCAGGTTATGCACTTACTAAGATTCGTGACCGGATCTTATTACGTGACAACTACACCTGCTGCGCTTGTGGTAGAGTGTCCAAAAAACTTGTTGTTGATCATATCGTTCCATTGCATCTGGGAGGTGCGGAGAGTGATATTAACCGTCAGAGTTTGTGTTTAGCCTGTCATAAAGCAAAAAACGATAGAGAGTTCAAAGAACGTGAATGAAGCCAGAAAAAAACATTATAATTATAACAAGGTAGGGGGGGGTCAAAATCTCCAGGGATAAAAG